TAGGCATGACACATGTAGACTCCGCATTTTGTTCAATTACTGTAGGTCTAGCGTGACCCTCCTTAACCATTCCAGAGTTGTACATAACGTACAGAACGCCTAAAACGGTAGCCGCTAAAACGAAGATTCGGGGGTCACGACGAATAAGATAGATAAAGCACGCGGCGTAGATGATGAATCGTGAAGCGGCATTCACTCGTTCCTCCGCCGTCTGCTTGTTCGTCGGCCAGAACTGCAAAACCTTTTTATGGTCAATGAGTTCCTGTGGATTGTCAAACCAAACCATCATTTATATATGACTGAGTTTATTTTTTCAACATAGAACTAAACATGTTCATAAGTGCCTTTTCGTCGATTTCGCCGTCACCATTCTGCATCTTTTCGGCACAGTCCTTGGCGACAGATTCTATGACAGAGAGTGTCTCTTGGGGGATTGCGGTAATAGTGGTACCAAGCATATACAACGTTTGGAGATATTGCCAAACAGCATTCTTAGTACCGTCGGACATCTTATCCGACCAGTAATCCTCGATGTTTAGGTCCTGAAGAAACTCAATACCCTTAATATCCTCGAGGAAGAAGCTTTCGTCTCGCTGAGTAATCTTCTGGGCATACGCCCCTACACCACCCATATAGGCTTCAACACACTTACGAGGATTTGTGGACTTGAGAAGATCAAAAGTAGTCATAAACTTCTTGATTCCCTTCTCATCGGGGAAAGTTTTATGCAATTCCACAAGAAATTGACCCATCATATCATTGAATGCAGATACGGAAGCCATTTTATACTATGTATATTATTTTTATCTTTAACTTTAAAAAGGTTCACTAGAAATGACCTCCTTTTGTGCTAAACCATTCGCCACGATGAAATAAACCATGATGGCGTTGAGTACGGCTGGTTTAACGTAACTACTATTAGGGAGTTTGTCTTCATTATTAATTCTAGACTTTGCGTGAATATACCCTGCTGTAATAAGGGCTGCTATAAGTCCTGCCCACACGGGGTCTCGGAGATAGTCTGAGAGTTCCATTTAATAATAGGCAACTTTTTTTGTTCTCTGGTCAGCGGCATCATCAAACAAAACATCGTCATCTTCGCCTGCCATTTCGGGCTGACGTTGAGGTTCTGGGTCGAGAGATTGTACATTTTGGATTGTCTTAAATTCGTTAGCTAATCCACTTGGTTGTGTAGTAGGATCCAGGTCAGGAGACGGTTCGGGTTCCGTCTCAACAATAGGAGGTTGTTCTGAATCGAGAGGAGTTTCTGGGTCTGTTTCCTGGGGCATTTCATTTGTTTCGTCATATATATCTGGGTCCTCTGTATCGGCAAGTTGCTCCTCGTCGTCGATATTAATTTGGTTACCATCTGGTGACATGTACGTCTGTAAAATCTGTTGAACGGGAATCAACTGTTTTACAGTGTTCTCGATGCACACGGAAATGCGTATAGCGAGTTTATCGTCGCGGATATGCTCAGATTGTTCTTCATGGTAAATGTATGGATCACGGTATAACTCTTTGGCAACATTGTCGTAACAGGATTGAATGAAGACCTCATTGGTAGGAACTTTCAATGAAATTTTCTTGTTCTCAGCCTTGAGACGAACAGAAGAAAGAATTTTCACACAACTAACAAACACAGCGGCGAGCAAATCATTGAACCATGCACAACGATCAGTGATGTTATCACTGTGACGTTTGGACATAGCATTACTCCAGTTTGGAACTTCCTTTAGCAGATTTTGGTATTGTATAAGAACCTTGCGTCCCTTGGACATCTTGTGAGCTTCTTCGTACATTTCAGCAAATACTTCGATCATGGGTGGAGCCATGACCTGGCAAAGAGCCGAAAGGTATTCCTTTTTAGCTTCTACTAGAATTCCAAGTGGTTCAGACATGGTATACTATAGGAAGATACAAAATTTATTATAAGTCCTACGCACCACCGCTCCTGTACTTATTAGCCATCTTTTTGAGATTTATGAACGATGGTAAGTCTGTGTCATCAGAAACGGTTGTGGTATGTATTTTATTTTCACGTTTAGGTAAACCCCACGTGATACAAAGATCTATGGAAGTGAGGACTTGAACATTAAAACCCCCCAACTCTAACTGCCTTTTTAGATATGTACAGGCCTGGGAACGATCATATGTTGGAAATCCAAAAACAACTGCAGGAACACGCAAGAATACACACTTACCACCCAATTCCACCGTGTGTCTTATCTTTCTACAAAATTGTTCATGGATTTTCTTATATAATTCCTTCTTATTCCTTTTTCTGTTCATCTCAATGCCCGCAATATCAGATGCATTGATCATTACAATTACTGTAATTTATTTTTTGCCGCTTGTAACTCGACTCCTGTTATCTCCACCTTTTTCTTAACGAGTTCATAATTGAAAAACTCTTTAGATTGAATATCAGACTGTTCATAAGGTGTGGTATCATTGGGAAGAACGACGTCAATAGGCTGCTTTGTGGATCCTATAACTTCGACCTTGGGTTTAACACGGATATCAACCGTTAATGTAAAACCCGATACGAAACTACCCTTAGATATAACCATAAACATACACCTGTAAAAGTAGTTACCCGTCTTAGGATGTTCAAATTTTTTAGCAGCAATAGTTTCAATGATGTAGTTGGGCTTTTTGTATTTTTTGGATACATGTTTGTTAGTAGCCATTACAAGTTCGTTCATTAAGTCGTGATTTATCTCAGCTTTCTTTTCAACAAATTCGTCTATGTTAACCATTTGTTCAATTTCAACTTCCCGCTGGGTTTTTTTTGTGCCAGGGAAAAACAAAATAACCAGAGCAATCACCAACGCGGCGAGTATGTAAACACTGTTCATTATTATATATGCGTTAATTTTTTTCGAGAAATAAATGAAGTATCTATAAGATGTCTCTTCTGGTGTATAGCCCTAGCTGTCCTCATAGCATCGATATTATTGAATATGTTAAGAATAATCCTCAACTTAAACAGCTTGTGAAATTCCATAACATAAACACCCAGGGAATACCGTATAATTACAAGTCTAGTATTACACGAGTTCCCACTATGTTGACAAAAAATGGAAAACTATTGGTAGGTAAAGAAATAAAGAACTGGTTAATATCCCTCTTACCAAACAATAGTCTTCAACATCATGAATTTGGTGCATTTGGATCTTCTATGTCATCAATCGATGGTAAAGAGGATACCGATGATGCATTTAACTTAGATAACTATGGTGTATCTTTACAACCAGCAATGACCAAAGAGTTGGAAGAACGAATTAATCGCAGTGTCAACGATGCGTATAATAATATAAAGAGTTAAAACGCGTTTTTAGTAGCCATGAAACTTGTAACCATACAGGCCTCCGCTATAAAATCTACGTTTGAAGTTCTTAAAGATATACTCAATGATGTTAATGTATATTTCAAACCAGATGGTATGACTATCACTAGTCTAGATACTGCACGTGTAGCACTCGTCGATGTATTTTTATCGGCCGACAACTTTGATGAGTATGTATGTGAAAATTCTATCACGGCAGGTATAAATATCACAAATACCTTCAAGCTCCTTAAAACAATTACCAACAATGATGTATTATCTCTATCTGTATCGAGTAAAGAATTTATGGACATCGAGATTACAAGTGAGGCTAAGAAAACCACGACCAAGTTTCAACTTAAACTTCTAGACATTAATGAAAATAGGATAGAAGTTCCCAGTCAAAACATGACCACGGTTACTACCATGCAATCAGCTGAGTTCCAACGTATGTGTAGGGACATGTCTAATATTGGAACGATTATTGAGATAATCCGCGATAAGTCATTCTTGACACTCAAGTGTATGGGAGATTTCGCCAATCAAGACACAACAATTGAATGTGTTGACGAAAGCCCATACATTTCAGGGAGTTATTCTCTGAAGTATATGAATACGTTTACAAAGGCTACAAGTATGTGTTCAACTGTGCAGTTAATGCAAGAACCCGATAGTAAGTTTCTTATTTTGAAGTACAATGTTGCTGATTTAGGGGAACTTAAGTTTTACTTAGCTTCTAAGGTATCTGAAGACTCTTAATCGTATCTTCGTGAGTTGATACTACCTTTGTCATACCCAACGCATTAGTTAATTTAATTTTGGGTAACTGATCTTTTAGAACATCTTCTTCGTACCTCAAAAAATCATGAATAGATACATCTTCACCATGGAAATCACTTTTAGGACCCCCATACTTTTTTACCTTTGATGTAATATCACGTATAGGTTTATTATTGAAATCGAGTAAAGCGACATTTGTTAAAGGGATATTAAAACTCATTGAATCCCTAACGGCATATGGCCAATTTACTTCAATATTATTTGTAATAAACTTGTATTGCTTATTATTATACCAGTATTTGATACGGAGAATCACACGACTAACGTTTTCAGGAACTTTCTCCCCCATATGTGCATCATCAGACACATCCACCCAGTAAAAGTTTAGTATTTTATCATTCCAATACTTCGATTCCTTGTCCCAAAACCCACCTTCATCTATAGTATATTCTATTTCGTGATCTACACAGTATTCAAGCTCTTTACTTTCAATTTTAAAATCAGGTTTGTCAGTCATCCTGCGATACATACCATACAACCATATGATGACACTGCTTAAAAGATTACGAAGCATTTACTAGTAATGGAAGGTAACTTTTTAAGTAGGTACAAAAACAAATTAGACAATTGGACACGTCTAATAGAAGAGGAACCTCATAATAAAAATCGTTATCAAACCGATATGAGTGACTATATCATAAAGTGTATGCCATATATGAAAATGTATATAGACGAAAGCAAAGAACAGACAAGTACCGATAATGTGTTTAACGCAGTCGAGACAAATGGTATTCAAAGAAAGGATATTTTCACAGATTATTTGATAGATGTCGAAAAGAAGAATATATACAGGCATATACATAAAGATGAAGAGAAATGTCAATACTGTGCTTATAGTAACATCATTTATTTTCATAATACAAGTGATGCTGTATGTGATTCGTGTGGGATAGTAGTGTATACTATTACAAATGAAGAGCCTACATACAAAGAAGAACAGGAGTTGTTTGAGAAAATTATCAATTATTCCTACAAACGAGAAAACCACTTCAACGAATGGTTGAGTCAGTTTCAAGCACAAGAAATGACGACTATACCCAGCGAGGTCATAGAACAATTGCGCGCAGAACTAAAGAAAATGAAAATTAAAAAGGTTGAGGATATTACACATGCTAAAATTAGAGGACTCTTGAAGAAACTCAAATGGAACAAATATTATGAGCATGTACCTTACATAACTAATATACTAAATGGTATTAAGCCACCAAATATGCCACAAGAATTGGAGGAGCGGTTACGAATTATGTTTAAGGATATTCAAAAACCATTCGATGATAACTGCCCCAAGGATCGTAAAAACTTTTTGAGTTACTCATTTGTTTTGTACAAATTTTGTGAACTTCTCAGTGAAGACTCGTACCTAAGATACTTTCCCTTGTTAAAATCGAAAGATAAGTTGTATCAACAAGACGTTATATGGAAAATGATTTGTGTAGCTAATAAATGGGAGTTCATTCCAACGGTTTGACAATCTTTCTCACTTCGACTTTTTTTCCGGGGAATGGCGAGAAGTTAATGAGATAAGCACAATGTAAACCCGTTAAATTTAGATAATTTAGTGCTTGTGTCTCAGATTGATCAGTGAGTGATTTTATAGTCTTAAATTCGAGTACTTGTTCATTATTGACGATAATGTCGGCTCGAAGATTTCCTATAACATGACCCTCGAATGATATAGGTATTATTCTTTCAGACTCGTAGGCAATACCACTTTTTCGTAGAAGAACTTCCATGGCGTTGTGATATACACGCTCACTGTAGCCAGGTCCAAGGGTTGTATAAATTTTAGTGGCCAGAGCTTCTATGTCCATTAAAATTCATGATGGTCTATCCTTTATATCAAAGGTATATCTTATACGGAACTACACAATTGTAGCGTCGATGAATCTTTTTTGTTTCGTCATTTATATATTCTACAAGTTTCACCACCAGATTCTTATGTTCGGTATACTTCGTCTTATCTAAGATATATTGACGAAGTAAGTCACCCGCTGTATCTATAAACATTTGGTGAATGTTTCGAATGTCCCTATTTTTCTCCCGTAGTTTATCTCTGCGTTGAAGTTCTCGTTTGAAGTTGAATTCGGGTATATCATTTAACATATAATTCACCCGCAACCACAAATTTTCATTGTCGTATATATCGTCATAACGATAATTCAAATCATGTACTAAATCTGAAATTATCCTTCTTATACGAAACATGAAAGGATTGTGTTGTAGTTCATAAAAATCGGGTACACCTCCACACGGTATATCACCGTGTTCTCGACTCGTGAAATGTTTATTTTTGAACTCCATGTAATGAGGGTTATGTATTCTACCAGTTTCTATACGCCCAGTTGTCCAGCTAAAAGCTGTATGACAATCTATACACCACATCTGTCCACAACCATCTATTTTGTAAATCATTGTTCCACATTTAGGACATGGTTTAGTATCCCTTTTTAATAACTTCATTGTCTTTACAGAGTCGGGATTGCATACGTGATCTTCTTCTTTCAATTCGTTGCATTTACTACAAAATGTGTTTTGGCACAATCCACAATACCAATTTTCATCGATGAACCCTTTACAATTTTCCTTTGGACATTTTCTAGTCAACTTAGATTGTGACGCAACAACATGAGTCCTCCTACGCAATCTACTAAGCTCTTCAAATGATTGTGTCATTTCAGTATTTAACTGTATTAAATCCACGAAACCCCTTCGTTGCTCCATCGTGACTCCTTGTGAAGTGTACGTATTATGA